AAATTAACTTTGCTTAACAAAAGGAGGTTCAATTATGACCAATTCAAAAGCAATTCAATTTTTTAATAATTTAAGACCTATAAGTGTAGGTTTCGATTCAGTATTTGACCATTTTGAGTCAATGCTAGATACAGACTTAAACTTTCCAAGAGTCTCAAATTATCCACCATACAATATCAGAAAGACAGGTAAACTGACTTATGATATAGAAGTCGCATTAGCAGGATATTCTAAAGAAGATGTTTCTGTTGAATATGCCGACAATGTTCTAACAATCGTTTCAAAGAAAGACCAAGAAACGCAAGAAGTTGAGGACAACGATGGTGTACTTCATAAAGGTATCGCTAAAAGAAACTTTAGCAGAACTTTTACTATCGCTGACGATGTGGAAGTAAAAGGTGCTGAACTTAAAGACGGTCTTTTAAGAGTATCTTTAGTTAAAATAGTCCCTGAAGGTAAGAAACCTAGAACTATTAAGATTAAATAAGTAATACAGCGGAGTGGCGTTTTAGCTTCGCTAATTAGCTAAATGTTGATAGGCCGTAATAAACCACGGCCTATTGACTTCTTTTATAGATTATGTTATATTATATGAATAATGAGGAAATGAATCGATGAAAAATAAAGAATTACCATTAGTAAGATTTCGTGTAAGAACAGGAGACGATTATTCAACTGATTCTTCAGGCGGATGTCCTATTGGTGGAGAGTGGATTAATAAGACAACCGATGATTACTTTAAAGGTAAGAGAGTTGTTTTATTCAGTTTGCCTGGTGCATTTACACCAACTTGTTCTGGAAAACAACTTCCTGGTTTTGAATCAAATTACGATAGGATAAGAACTTCTAATATAGATGAAGTGTATTGTGTATCTGTAAATGATTCGTTTGTTATGAATGCTTGGGCACATCATAGTGGAATCAAAAAAGTTAAATTGATTGCAGATGGCACAGGAGAATTTACAAGAGCTATGGGTATGTTAGTTGACAAACCTAAACAAGGTTTTGGAATGAGAAGTTGGAGATATATGGCAATAGTCAAAGACGGAGTTGTTGAAAACTGGTGGGAAGAACCAGGTATCAATAATGAAAGTAATGATGGCGACCCATATGTAGAAACAACACCAGAAAATATTGTCAATTATTTAACAAGTGGCTATTGACAAACGACACACACTATAATATAATGTTTAAATAATGAAGGAGAAATATTGATATGAACTTATCAAATGACACGATTGCAATGTTAAAAAACTTTGCAAATATAAACCAAAATATTTTAATCAAACCAGGTAAGAAATTAAATACAATTTCTACTATGAAAAATATTTTAGCACAGGCAGATATTAAAGAAGATTTTAGCGAGCAATTTGCTATCTATGATTTGCCTGAATTTTTAAGAACAATAGATTTATTTGAAGCACCATCTTTAAAATTTAATGGTGGTTCAAGTGTAGGTATTACAGGAAAAGATGGAAGGTCTACAAGTAAGTACACTTTCGCTGACGAATCTGTTATTGTTGCACCTACAAAATCAATCACTATGCCAGATACAGAAGTTTCTTTTACTTTAAAGAAAGCTGATTTTGCTAGACTTCAAAAAGGTGTGGTGACTTTGAACTTACCAGATGTCGGAGTTATCGGCGATGGTAAAACTATGAAACTTATTGCAGAAGACAGAAAAAACAAAGCTTCTAATAAGTTTGATATTGATTTAGGAACTAGTACGAAGAAATTTAAGGCATACTTTAAAGCAGAAAACTTTAAAATGTTAGAAGATGACTATGATGTTGCTATTTCAAAACAAAAAATTTCACATTTTGTTAATAGAACAAGACCAGTACAATATTGGATTGCTTTAGAACCTGAATCTGAATTATAATTTTTTGTTTAATTTTATTATGGAGTATATATTATGGCAGACTTTCTGTGGGTTGAAAAATATCGCCCAAAGACAATTGAAGATTGTATCCTTCCAGAAGATACAAAACAAACATTTCAATCTTTTTTAAGACAAGGTGAGATAAGTAATCTACTCTTATCAGGTACAGCAGGTACAGGTAAGACAACGGTTGCTCGTGCCTTATGTGAAGAATTAAAATGTGATTATCTTATTATTAATGGGTCAGACGAAGGCCGTCAAATTGACACATTAAGAACTAAAATAAAATCTTTTGCAAGTACGGTTTCTTTAGACAAAGAAGCAAATCACAAAGTTATAATAGTTGATGAAGCAGATTATATGAACGCCGATAGTGTTCAACCTGCTTTAAGAAATTTTATAGAGACTTTTTATAAGAATTGTAGATTTATATTTACTTGCAATTTCAAAAACAAAATAATCCCAGCATTACATAGTCGTTGTACCGTAGTTGATTTTGCAATCAAAAATGGTTATAGAAAAAAATGTGCTGACGCTATGATGATTAGATTAGGTACTATATTAGATGATGAAAAAGTACCTTATGATAAGAAAGTATTAGCAGAACTTATTATAAAACACTTTCCAGATTTCAGAAGAACTATCAACGAACTTCAAAGATATTCAGTAAGAGGTAAAATTGATAGTGGGATATTGTTTAGTTTATCAGAAACAAACACAAAGGAATTAGTCGCAACATTAAAAGAAAAAAGATTTAATGATATGCGTAAATGGGTTATTCAGAATATAGATAAAGAACCATCATCTATGTTTAGAAATCTATATGAAGTATTGTGGAAGGCGTTAGACCCTAAATCAATACCTCAAGCAGTATTAGTTATCGCAGGTTATCAATACAAGGCAGGTTTTGTCGCAGACCAAGAAATCAATATGGTCGCTTGTTTAACCGAGATAATGGCTAATTGTAAGTTTAAATAATGGCTTACGAGTTAAAAGAATACCTTAATAGTATTAACTTTACTAAAAAGGATGTAATGGATACCGAAGACTACTTTTGGGAAAAGAAGTATCCTGCGTTTGTGGTCAACAAATGTCTGTCTTATCACTATGATACCTTAATCGCTGCCAACGAAATGAATGGGTATCATTTTCTCCCTAACAATATGCAATATCATTTTTTACTAAATATAGTAAGAAAGAAAAAGCGATTTGCTAAATGGTTGAAAGCAGAAAAGCTTAAAGATATAGAGTATGTAAAAGAGTATTATGGGTATAGTAATGAAAAAGCCAAATCCGCTCTCAGCATATTGACTAGAAAACAAATTGAAACTATAAAACAATCCTTGCAAAAGGGTGGGAGACATAAAAGAAAATGACGACAGACACATTAAACTGGTCGCCAGATGATATGCTAGAGGTAACAATCAAGCAACCTGACGACTTTCTTAAAGTTAGAGAGACTTTAACAAGAATAGGCGTGGCGTCTAGGAAAGACAAAACACTATTTCAATCTTGCCATATATTACATAAACAAGGCAAATATTACATTGTTCACTTCAAAGAACTATTTGCTTTAGATGGTAAGAAAGCTACATTGACCGAAAACGATATACAAAGAAGAAATACAATCGCAGTATTACTAGCAGATTGGAACCTTATTTCCATTGTAAAAAAAGAGGCAGCTGAAAACAAAGCGCCTTTATCTCAAATAAAAGTATTACCATTTAAAGAAAAGAAAGAATGGATACTTTCTGCTAAATATAACATTGGTAAGAAAGTTGATGAGAAGAAGGAAGAAGTTTCCAAAGAAGGTAAAAATGAAGGTCAATAAATGCAAGTATCAAATTTCAAAGATTTCATAACCGAAGCAAAAAAAGGTTCTGATAGAACTATACAGATAGCGGTAGTTACCAAAACTCATCCGAACATCAAAAAAAGAAAAGTTGGTGGTAAGGAGAAAAAGGAATTAACCGTTGGTCTGATTGCTGAGACTTGCGAAGAATTGAAAATCAAGTGTATAGTTATTGAAACTAGACACGCAATCATAACAGGTAAAGACGAAGAAAAGAATACTTTAACCATCTATAACTATGATGGTAAAGATACTGAACATACATTTATTGGTAAAGACACCATTTGTATTACTAGAGCAGGTGCAGTTGAAGATGAAGCAGGACTTTCAATCATATCTGCTTTTCAAAACTCTGGTTCGTTTATGATTAATACAAGAAACTCAATGTTAACTTGTAATAATAAATTAACAACAGCATTATTATTTGAAAAGTTTGCAATACCAACACCTAGAACTGCTTTCGTATCTAACGAAAAAAATATAGATGACGCAGTAAAACTAATAGGTGGTAAGTTTCCAGTAGTATTAAAAACATTAACAGGTACGCAAGGTATCGGAGTTGTTAAATGTGATAGTTATGAGTCGCTTGTATCTACTATTCAATCACTATGGAAACACGAAGCAGAATTATTAATACAAGAATTTATGCCTGTTAAATTTGATATAAGAACTTTTGTAGCAGATAATAAGATATTTGCTAGTACAAAAAGAATACAATCATCTTTTGATTTTAGAACTAATACACATAGAGGTGCTAAGGCAGTACCTTATAAATTAAATGATGATGAAATAGAAATTATTTTAAAAGCTAGTAGAGCTAGTAAAGCATATGTAGTTGGAGTAGACCATATTATTGTTGATGGTAAGTACTATGTACTTGAAGTCAATGGTTCTCCTGGTACTGGTGCTGATTATGAAGGTTACGCATATAAAGACCTTGAAGGACCAAATCCTGGAGGTGCAATTACTGGTAAACAATTAGTTAAAAACTTTGTTAAATATATTTCTGATAGAAGTAATTGGGATAGACAATCAATTATAGAAACAGGTTGGTTAGAGACAATAGAATTAGAAGACATTGGTAAGATAAGAGCCAAGTTAGATACAGGTAATGGAGCTAAAGCTTGTTCATTACACGCAGAAGATATTAAGATAAAAGGTAAAACGGTAAGTTGGAAGTATAATAAGAAAACATATACTAAACCAATTCACGGAGAGAGTAGAGTTTTTAGAGCAAACGCTGGTGATGAACCAAGCGAAATAAGAAAAACCGTATTGTTAGATATGACTTTCAATGGGTTTACTTATAAAGATATAGAATTTGGACTAGACCAAAGACCAAGGTCAGGTTCGGATGTCTTGTTAAATAGAGATATGATTAGGCAGTTTCACGCTAGCGTAAATCCTAGTAGGACTTTCGTATTAAGTAAGAGATTGCCGCCTATTGACAAAGACTAACAATTATAATATAATGGAGTTATTATGGTAAAAATAGTAAGACTAATAACAGGTGAAGATATTATCGGAGAAATTTCAAAAAAAGACGGAACAACTTCTGTCAAAAATCCATATATCATTTATCCAACAAGTGCTCCCGAAGCAGGGAAGTCAATGAAGTTTGGTATGTTCACTTATATCCCATATGCAGAAACCGATACGGTTACTTTTGCAGATGACAAGATATTAACAACGGTGGAACCAAAACAAGACTTACTTGCTAGTTATAAACAAAGTGTAAGTAAAATTATTCAAGGACCAGGATTAATAACATAATGTCAGATAGTATCCAACAGAAGGATACTTTGACAATATACTTTGTAAGTAAAGACGGCACAAAACAAGAAGTCAAAGTACCGCCAGGTTTTACAATTATGGAAGCGGCAAAGAAATTTGCTAATACTTCCATTGATGAGATTCCTGCCGATTGTGGAGGATGTCAAGCGTGTGGTACTTGTCATATTAATATAAAAGAAGATATTAATAGAGTAGGTCCTGCTGAACATAATAGTTTAGAAACAGAATTAATGGAAATGCAACCTGAATATGACCGTATGTATTCTAGGTTAGCTTGTCAAGTTATTTTAACACCTAAACATAATGGTTTGATTGTTCATTTAAGAGATATGGAGAATATATAATGAATTTTTATAAAGATGTAATTGAACATAGAGGTAATCTTTTAGTTAGAGGAATACACGAAGGAAAAGAATTTAAAGAAAAGATTAACTTTAAACCAACATTGTTTTCAATCACACACGAAGATAGTCCACATAAAAATCTTCAAGGTCAAAATTTAAAACCAATCACATTTAATAGTATACCCAAAGCAAGAGAATTTAAAAGAAATTATCAGAATTCTAATAGTGCATTGTACGGAAATGAGAGATACCATTTTCAATACATCGCTGAAGAATACCCAGGTGATATACAATACGATAAGAACCTGATTAAGATATTTACATTAGATATTGAGGTAACCGCTGAAAAAGGTTTCCCAGATGTAGAAAATCCTATAGAGGAAATCTTATGTCTTACTATTAAGAACCAATCCAATAAGAACATTATCACCTGGGGAACCAAACCTTATTTTTCAAAGAGAGCAGATGTAACCTATATTGAGTGTCAAAATGAAAAACAATTATTAATGGAGTTTTTCAAATTTTGGACAAAGAATTATCCAGATATTATTACAGGATGGAATACAAAGTTTTTTGATTTGCCATATCTATGTAATAGAATTAAATTATTAGTTGGAGATAAAGTAATTAATAAGTTATCTCCTTGGGGATTAATTGATAGTGAACAGATAACCGTAAGAGGTCAGACACAAACGGCATATGATATTAAAGGTATCACTATGTTAGATTACCTTGACATCTATAAAAAATTTATTCCAGTTAGACAAGAAAGTTATAAACTAGATTATATTGCTAAAGTAGAACTTGGCAGTAATGGTAAAGACGCCAACCCATATGATACATTTAGAGAGTGGTACACCAATGACTTTCAATCGTTTGTAGATTACAATATTAAAGATGTTGAGATAGTTGATGAACTAGAAGATAAATTAAAGTTGATTGAACTTGTATTAACTATGGCGTATGAAGCAAAGATTAATTACCAAGATGTATTTTCAGAAGTTAGATTATGGGATACATTAATTTATAATCATTTATTAAAAGATAATATTCAAATCCCACCAAGAATAGAACAAGCAAAAGATGAGAAGTATGTTGGTGCTTATGTTAAGTCACCACAGGTCGGTCAACATAAATGGATTGTTTCATTTGATATTAACTCACTATATCCACATTTGATTATGCAGTATAATATATCTCCAGAAAAAATGGTAGGTGTTAATCCTGAAGGTATTAGTGTTAATAATATGATAAAGAAAAAAGTAGAATTAAATTATTTAAAAGATAAAGGTTGTACTATTACTCCAAATGGTGCTATGTTTAAAATAGATAATCAAGGTTTCTTACCGAAGATAATGGAGAAGATGTACAATGACCGAGTAGAATTTAA